GCCTCGGGGCTTTCGTCGGCCTCCTGCACCGTCCAGGTGGCCTGCCGGATTAGCATGGTGATGGCGAACAGCACGGCGCCGACGACGGGGTCGTTGTCGGACATCTCGCGGTAAGTCCGCGCGCCGCGAATGCCCTGCAGCTCCTTGAGAAGCTCCTCGTTGACGAAGCCTCCAAACTGGCGCAGGCCGGTGGAGCCGATCACGCTGGCGTCTAGGCGGACGCGGGAGTTTGGCAGGGAGGCGGCGGGGTCAGGCATCGTCGGGTCCGATCAGGTTGCGCCACCGAGCCACGGCGAGATCCGCGTCCCGCCAGCCGGCAACATGGCCGTGAACATCGCGGGGGAGAGCTGCCGGTGCTTCTCGACGGCGAGAGCGAGCGCCATCACGCAGTCGTCGTGGTAGCCCTCGGGCGCCGAGTATCTCACACCGGTTCTGGTGTAGACGTACTCGAAATTCTCCAGCTCAGCTACCGCCGGCGATCCTTTAAGCAATCCCAGGTCGTGGCCCTGAATGGCGACGGCCAAGCCCTCCATGAGCTGCTGCTTGCTGGCGCTGGTGAACTTGAAGCCCTCGATGTTGCGGCGCTTGCTCGTCAGTCCCTCCACGATCGGGTCGCCGACGCCGGTGCTGTCCAGCAGGGTTGGCACCTTGCCCACGGTGGCTAGGATGCGCTCGCTGGTGGACGACCACGGCACCTTCTGCCAGCGCTCAAGCCCGGTCATGTGCCGGTGCTTGTCTAGGCCGATGAGGACCGTCCAGTCCACGGACTTCGCCAGGTCGCCGCCGATGCAGATGGTCTGCAAGGCGGAGAGTTCTGGCACCACGCACGCCGCAATGTGGCGCAGGCCGAAGGGCGAGGTGTCGTCGTCGCTGGGCTCGGCCAGGTACAGCTCGCGGAAGACGTTCTCCGGCAGCGTGCGCTTGGCGTCCTCAATCTCCTCGATATCCAGCACGCCGCCGGCTACGGCATCGTAGGCGGTTAGGCGCGCGTAGGCCATGCCGGGCTCGCCGGCCTCGGCGCGCCGCGCCAGCTTGAAGTGCCAGTTGGCCCGGCCGCGCACGTTACCGATGATGCGGATCGGCCCGCGGGTGGCGGTGAGCGTCGAGCGGACGGCGTGCCAGCTGGCCTCGCGGCACCGGCTGGCTTCATCGATCACCGCTGCGTACACATCGTCGCCGTAGAGGTTGTCGGGCTTCTCCGCCGAGCGAAAGCTGATGATGCCCCCGTTGGGCAGGACGATGAACTTTTCGCTGTCGTTCTTCGTGTAGATGCTCTTGGGCAGACCCCGCTTCATCCGCTCGTAGGCGATCTCAGCCTGCTTGTGCACCGGCGCCACCCACCAGAAGTTGCGTCCGGGCGCGCCGAGCACGACGGCCTGCTCCAGCAACCAGGCAATGCAGCCGCTGGTCTTGCCCGCCTTGGTGCTGGCTTCGATGAGCGCATAGCGCGCCGGCTGGCCGTTGACATCCCGGGCGTCGAAGATGGCGTCGCGCTGGGCCGGATAGAGCGCCGGGCGGTTGTAGACGAAGCGACGGGCCATCAGCCCTCCTTGGGCTTCGCGTCCCCGATCCGCACCGTGAACTCCACCACGTCATCGTCGGCATCCTCGCCGCCCTCGCCGCGGGGCTTGATCGTTAGGCCGGCCGAGTCCCGCCAGCCAGCCCGGGCCTTCAGGTAGAAGATGGCCGCAGTCACCGCCTTCGGGTGCTGTTTGTCCGCTGCGATCGCCACTAGGTTACCTGCCACCCGGGCCATGACGCGCGCCGCGCCGTGGTCCAGTTCGTCGGCGAAGTGCTTGCGCAGCGTGACCTCTGAAATGCCGTCCGGCCAGTTGATCTGCTTGGCGATCTGCTCCTGGGTCCAGCCGATGGCCGCTCCGAGCATCACCAGCTGGCGCTGATCGTTGGTCGGCACGAAGGCCGGCGTGCCTCCGCCGTGGCGGCGCTTGCGCTCCGCTTCCTTTACGGGCGTCACCTGAACGGGGGTGGCGGAACCCTTCTTCTGGTTCCGTTTTTGTGCCTCTGTTGTCATTTTGCTGATACTTCGATTGCCAAAAAGCGCACTGCGCGCCATAATTGTGCCACCAACAGCGCAGGAGCAACATCGCCGTGTGGCACGACCGAACTTTCGCATCCCCCGAGGCGGCCGCTGGCGCGGCCTGGGAGGAGCACGCGGCGCAGAGCACGCACGCCGTACAGGGTGTGCACTTTGCCGTGGATCGGGATGCCGCTGGATGGTTCTGGCACCCGCTGCCCGCTTCCCCCCTCTGCTTGAGGCTGGGCCGGGCAAGCCGGGCAAGCACCGCGGAAGCTCAGGCGCTCTCTGGTGCGATCCCCGAACCGCCGGCCATCGGTGTGCATGGCAAGTCTTACACCTACGCGAAGGCGTGCTTTCGGTTTCACGAAGCGGCGAAGCGTGGGGATCGTGAGCAATTGCGCATGGGCCGCATTTTCGGAGTGAGCACTCACGCACTACTGGCGCGGCGCTACGCACGGGCCTGCCTGGTGGCCCTGAACATCATCCAGGCGAACGCCCACACCCACGAAGGAGCATCACATGCATGACCAGATCAGACAGGCGCAGGAGATTCGCGCCGAACTCTGCCGCTCGCGCGGCCTCGATCCGTCCTCTTGCTGCGGCATGCCCAGCACCTGCGACCGGTGCATGAAGCCGACCGCCGGCGGGCATGTCCAGCACATGGCTGAGCTGATTGCCGAGCGCGACGCCCTCAAGGCCGCACTGGATTACGAGCGCAGCGCGGCCAATGCGCTCCGGCTGGCCTTGGACGTGGCCCAGGGCGCGCCGCGGACGGATATGGCGCGTGAGGCATTGGCTCGTGCCGCCGCAGCGCGGGTGCCGCTGACCCCGGCCGCATCCGACGTGCTGGCTGAGCGCCGCCGCCAGATCGAGATCGAGGGCTGGACGCCCCAGCATGACGACATCGAGCACCTGCCCGACGAGCTGGCCCTGGCCGCCTGCTGCTACTGCATGGCCGACAAGGACGACGCGCCGCCGGCAGTCTGGCCGTGGGACTGGGGCTGGTGGAAGCCAAAGGACCGCCGCCGCAACATGATCAAGGCCGCCGCGCTGCTGCTGGCCGAGATCGAACGCATGGACCGCAAGGTGGATGCCCAGAAAGGCGGTGCCGCATGAGCGCGCCTGACCAGAACTACGTCGGACTCGACGCAGCCATCCTGTCGGCCCTGAAACAGGGTTACGGCCAGTTCAAAACGCTCTGCAACCTGGGCTACATCGCTGCAGAAGCGAGCAAGCATGCGACCCCGCAGCGGCCGGAATGGCGCGTCATCGACGCCCGGCTCCAGTCCATGCGCAAGGCCGGAAAGATCCGATTCGCTCGGTCTGGTGTCCATGCTGGCCGCTGGCTGCTCGTGGAAGGCGGTGCAGCATGAGCAAGCCCTACATCCCCCAGCCCGGCACGATCCCAGCTCGCGCGATCGAGTACCTGAAAGTGCAGCCGCCCGGCTCGTGGATGGCCTCGGCCGTGATCTGCGAGGCGATTGGCCACGACAGGAAGATCGGCCTCGGGCAAATCATGGCCAGGGCCACCGCGGCCGGCGCTGTGAAGCACGAGCGGCACATCAACGGCATGACGTACTGGCAGCTCGGCGACGGCGTGCCGGTCGAGCGGCCGAAGATCGTTGGCGAAACCGACGACGCGCCGATCGTGCAGCGCGTGGTGCCGGCGAGCGCGTTCCACGGCGTCAACATGGACAGCGTGTACCTGAATGCCGTCCGGCCGCCGGCCGAACCCGCGCCGCAGCCTGCGCCAAAGACAGGGCGCACGGGCCCCAGCAGGGTTGCGTTTGTGCGCGAGACTACTCCGGGCATTGATCCGTGGCCTGGCCCTTGCATGCCCGCACAACTGATAGACCGGCTGCCGATTGAGGCCGTTCCGCAGCCGGCACCCCAGCCCGCGCCGGCGCCGGCCGAACCGCGCTTCGCGGTCTGGTCTGACGGCGTGTTGCAGATCGAGGACGGCGCGGCGGTGATCCGGCTGCAACCCGAGGCCGCGCAACAGCTGCGCCGCTTCCTCGCCGCCATGCCCGGGAGCGAGGCGTGAGCGCGCTGATCCAGCGACTGCTGGACAAGCCGGGGCAATCCGGCAAGTGCGCACGCGAGCTGCAGCGCCAGCGCATCCAGCGCGCCGCCAGCTCCGTGCGGTTCATCCGGCCCGGGGCAGGCGCGCGGCCGCTGCGCCGCTGCCTCGCCTGGGCCTGGCGCCAGTAACACCACCAGCCCGGCCTCGCGCCGGGCCCAGCACCATGGACAAGATCTGCACCATCTGCCTGCGACCCGGCCACCGGGCGCACGCATGCACCGAGGAGCTGTGGCGCCTACCTGCTGTCGAGCAGGAGCCCCAGCCCGTCGTCACCTGCAGCACCTGCATGCACTTCAAGGCGTCGAGCCTCAAGCCCCCGCGCAGCACCTGCCTTGCCGCCAGCAGCCGCCGCCCGCTCTGGGAGCCACAGCCGTGACCGATGCGCTCTACCTGCAGGCCTTGTTTGCGGCATCGCCGCGCGGTGCGCTAG